CCCCACATGTATACTTCCACGTAACCCTAAAGGTGAATGGTTCAAAGTACGCAGAGTTATAGACAACAAGATCATTTCTTCATAAGTTAGAACGTTATTCTTGACAGTGTTACAAGGTTTACATGCAGCAACTAAATTGTCTTTGACATATCCTAATTGAGGAATCATTCGGTCTAGTTCTACTTTAGTGGTTACACCACAGTAATGACATATGGAAGAAGATAAAAGTTCATTCATTTGATCTAGTGTTAATGTACAAGGGATAGTTTTATTCTTTGCTCGCCAACATATCTGATAGAGTTTAGTCTCTGGTGTATAGGGTCTCTTTGGTTTCGCCATAGGCTGTGCACAATCGACAGCGGTATGCGCAGTGGTTTGTGGTTCTATGATGGGTTGTGATACATGTTGATGTGTCTGCTTTAGGTTAGACCAGTAAAGGCGTTCACGCTTAGCACGTAGGTAGTTCAACTCTTCTTTATTGTTCATATGCTTTAGTTGGTACCCCATACGGGGATACTGTACAGAATCAATAGTGCTTAATGTTGTGAGCCATTGACACTTATACCGTCTGCTAAATGCATTAGTTCTTCATGCCATGCCTTGTAATCATCATAAGATTTTGGTTGTTCGTGTAATATTCTGTCTAATAGATTGTAAATGATGGATTGCACACGTTGACTTTCTTGTAAGGCTTTCTGTGCAGCTTGCGGGGACCATTCAGAATTCAATCTGGCTTGTGCTGCATAGAATGTATCGTCTCTTAGTACTTGCAATATGTCTAACTTCATGGTTTCGCTCCGCTGTATTCAGTTACAATAGGTCGTATTGCCCATGTCCAGACAGGTTGTACCATCTGAACCGTAGGTGAACTTACCCATACGTTGGTACATCACACCATCTTCACGATACGTCGTATCACCATAGTGCTCATACGTGTGCTGCGTGTCCTCAGGCTCTTCTACCTCGACCTCAGGCTCATCCAGACACACCGTCACATCCTCGTACACGTCACATGCAGCTGTCGCCAACGGCGAAGCGAACAACAAACACCACACTAATCTAAGCATATCGACCTCCTAGTGATCACATGATCCACAACATCATAACATCCCAAAGAATGCTGTTCATATTACGTAACATTTGTTTACAAAGATGAGTGTTGACAAAAGGTTTTAACGTGATAACATTCAATCATACTGACACCGGAGAAAAGAAATGTTGCTTAGCCCAGATGTTTATCAATTGGAGTACGAAGGCGGATTCTTTACTTTTAAAAGCATGGACAAGCTGGCGTCTTTACGTAGGCTGTTCCCCGAAAAACTCAAAAAAGTTAGATGGGTTGTGGCTGGAAACACGACTATTTTTAACGACGAATTTAAAGTTACCAAAACAGATATTCCACTAGATTGGGTGGAGTGGTTATGACTATCGCCAACATTCACAAGTTACTCGAAATAGTAGTTAAGGCTAGCGCCACACCCTGGAAGATTCGAAGCAGCTACAGCGGCCGGGGTATGTTCGGTAAGACGTGCTGGGCGGTCGACGGTGACGGCGATCCGATGAAAATCATCGAAGCTGCCGCAGCGCTTGGACTGACAGGTGCACGCATGGACGACATGGGCCGTGGAACCATTATTTACTGGCCGAATTATGGAGTGGAACCGTGACCCTAGAACGAATCGAAGCAGCCCCGGTAGACGTGTTGGCATCAGTGAACCGCAGTTTACTGACTTTCATCCACACCCGCGATAAACGGTGTGCGGAATCTATTGGATATAACGCAACGCAGTTATTAGATAATTTTGTTGAGTTATTGCAAAAAGGGGTTGTAAATGTTGGCGGCCGTGCAACATGCGGCCAGCACACTGATCCGTCCTGGAAACTATTTGTGGCTTGGAATGAGATTGTTAAAAAGGCCAGAAAATGTGGGTACAACATCACAGAATTAGACATCAAACAAAAGAACACATGGGCCACAGCTAATAGGGGATTTTGGGACGAAAGAGAATATCAGATGCGCCCTCTTGTCACCGAAACAAACGCGTAACCGGATCAGACACATGAATACGCTGGTTTGGTTTATCCGATACTCCGTTGGCGGGGAGCCGCACGAAGCTCTCCATGCGCACAACGCGATTGCTGACTATCGCCGTTTTGATCCTAATGCAACCTCGTTACGGATTGATTGCGCCTCCGTGGCAGAACTGATTGACGTAATCAACAGCAGTGACGAGCATCTTCAAGCTTGCATGACGCTAGCCGATGAAATAAAAAGAAATCCAAACATCGAGCTTGATACCCAAAAACAGGTGACAGAGTTTGCTACAATAGCTGCGCGAGCTATTGTAGTTATGTCTGAGTTCATCGACCAAGTTAGCGAAGCCGCCGACCACATAACCGGAGAGTAGAAATGGCGCAAAAGGATAAATTGTCTGTCAAATTGTCTGCTATGTCACCGGAAGGGCAAATCGCGGTGCGGAGTTTAGCAGCGAAAATTATTGAAGACGGCGAAGATAAAAGGTATCCAAAAGCAACGGCCGAGCTAGATGCAATCCAACGTAAATTAAAGCTAAAGTTCTGGGAGGTTTTAGCGATGAAGGACTACGCGCTTGAGTTGGCTAAATCACTCTCACAGAGCGGAGATGCAAAATGACTAACCAATGGCAACCAATCAACACTGCGCCGAAAGATGGGACGTGCATTTTGTTAGGGGAGTATGTTTATAACAATACTTGGGAAGGATTTTTGCCAGGCCCTTACGACGACGATGACGACGATGATGAATGGAAAACCTACTTCTATCAGTTTGTCGGTTTTTGGCGTGAAGATGATTCTGACAAGCCTTGTTGGAGAGCAGCGGAATATTTCGCGTTCGATCACAACCCCACTCACTGGATGCCACTACCAGCTCCACCGGAGCCAGAGAAATGACTGACAATATACCATATGAACGCGAGTTTTTCTTACCCTATTCCCTGTTCGAGCTCATGGGCGACTTCGAGATTCTATGGGGCGTCGTAGCCAATGCGGGTCGTATGTCGAACCTACCGCGTAAACGGTGGGAGTATGTTAGGGATGCGACCTCGCTAGACTGGAAAAGCAGCGTAACATTGTGCTACCGGTTCGAGTTTGACCCTAATGAGGTAGTGGGCGGGAGTGATAGCTTCCACTACCCATTTTTTATCAGTAGAAAGTTAGGTGCAAAATGACTAACCACACACCAACACCGTGGTATCACCGCATTGACTTTAATCAAGTCGGATCAATCGAAAATGGTGATGGAAAAATCATTGCACAAGTTCAGTCTTATGAATCAGGCGATCACGCGAGGCGTGATGTAGATGCAGCCCACATCGTCCACTGCGTAAACTTGCACGATGGGTTGGTGACGTTAGTTGCAGAGCTAGCTGATGACCTTGAGGCAGAAATTGAAGCGCGTAGACGCGGGGAATTACCTAGACGAATCGAACGCGATTTATCAATTGTCAAACAGGCAAGAGCTGTCCTCGCTAAAGCCAAAGGAAAAACCGATGAATAACATCTTTATTAACCTCCCCAAACACGAGCAAGTAATAGTGCTTAGCTCTGTCAACAGCATGCTTAAAATGTTAAGCAGCCCAATATTTTGTGACGTAGCTGCGTACACCGCCGACGATGCACCACAAGAATGGCTACTTACAGCAAGTCGTCAAATGAGTGAATTTATTGACTATTTACTCGAAGGTAATACTGACAATGAACCTACATGACGAAGTAATGCGGGTTGTAGAGGAAATGCGTGGCCACGCCGAATTTACGCGTGACTGTGATGATTTTGTCACACCAAGCACCGTGGAGGATTGGGCAGCTAGTATTGAGAAGGCCATTTCTGAGTCTGCGCGGGAGCTGCCACCAGAGGTTGGCAGAGCTGGACCAACGCAAACCTCTGGTGGGTTCACCATGGCAGCCTTCGAGGTTTTGAAGGTTCCAGTCGGCACGAAGCTCTACACCATCCCTCCCGGCTACACGTTGGTACCGATTGAGCCGACGGAAGAGATGATAAACACCCCGCGCAATGGCCACGAGGGCGCACCATATCTACCAGCTTCGCTCTGGCGAAGCATGCTTGCCGCTTCTCCGAAGTACAACGACCATAAGGGCGAACATGCGAACAAACAAACTCTCCCCGACAGCTATACATCTTACAATAACAAGGTCGGCCTAGCATCGGATGGCGAATTCACGGCTGACACCAACAAGGTTGTGCTGGTTTGGCCGTACAAGGACTGCATCCTCGAGGGCGGACAAGAATATGCTTTACATCCCACTTTCCGAGATTCGTGACACGCAGTACAAGATCGACAAAAAAACTCAGGAGCTCAACTCGCAAATTTTTGAGGAGCACAACGATGAGGACGGTAGTGAGTAATTTCGGATCGTTCGAGCAAATTAAAGCAGCCATAGAAAAGGGGCAAGTTGTTTACGAAGCAAATGACATTGCAATTATTCATGGGTCTGGCGCACAAATACTGGCTGTTATGCACAAAGATTGTGTGAAAGATTTTGCCACCTCTCAACCAGAAATTAATGAGTCAGTTCGACAGGATTTTTACAGTGGCAGGTACAACAACAATGCGTGACGAAGTGATACAAATCATGAAGGAAATGGATATGTGCGTGGAAAGGTGCGTACGCAAGTGGGACGCTGAATCAGAACTATGGATACAAATACTTGGTATTTGGAGAACAAGATTGGCACGAATAGCTGAAGGCTGTCCAAATGACCCTGCGTGAACGCGCGATCAACCTGAAAGCGTGGGAAGTCAACGCGATCCTTGAAGGTCGCAAGACGCAGTTGCGGCGCAAGATAAAGTTTCCTGCGTCGATGCTCGATGACGGCGCCGAACCGACAAGATACAATCGAGTTGACGATGGCACATGGAGTTTTTATGTAGCTGGAAAGGGAAATAGGTCGTTAGTTTGTCCCTACGGCCAGCCCGGCGACCAATTATGGGGACGTGAGAGTATTTACCGTACACCCATGCTACATTTACTCACTGGCGAACCGCTTGCAGCTGAATATGACGTAGCTGCGTACACCGCCGACGACGCACCTGTTTTAGAAGAGCACGGGTTTGATTTAGCTTGGCGGTATCCCCGCAGAACATGTCCAGCCACCCACATGCCCCGCTGGGCCTCACGCATCTTGCTTGAATTGACCGACGTGCGCGTGGAGCGGTTGAACCAGATCAGTGAGGAAGATGCGGTTGCTACTGCAATTGATAGTTACCCCGTGATGTTGGAATACATCCTCAGCCCCATCCCCGACTTGTGGGACACCAACCCTTGGGTGTGGGCAGTTTCGTTTAAACGTATCGGAGAGAGCAAATGATAATTGAAGTACCAATAAAAATAGAAATTGAAGATGTTATTCATAACTTACTTTTAGAGTCAAACGAAGATGAGGTTTTTAATCTAATCTTACGGATTGATCTTCACATGGCTGATATAGGGTTTACGGAACGTATACGAGATTATTTTGTTGCTGAAATGGAAAAAGAGAATTCGTATGACAACCTCGACAAACCTTAAACCATGCCCGTTCTGTGGTAGTAAAGCTGACTGGAACAATGAAGTCGGCCCCGACGATGATTACTACATTGAGTTTTTCCAATGCACTTCATGTAGCGCAAAAACAGATACGATTGAAGAGTGGAACACTCGAGTAGGAGAAACTAATGAAAACTGCTAAAGAGTGTAGAGACGAAATTTTGCTTGTGTCGAAAGAAATGTTGCTTGCTTATTATGGTAAACCTGAACAGGTCGCAGATTGGGCTAACCGTATTGGTGCAGCTGCTTGCATATGGTATTTTTCACATAGAGAACAGGAACCACAAGATGAATAACAACGAAATTTCTTTGAGGGATTACTTTGCAGCGCATTGCCCTAGTTACCCGGAATATATTTTCATAGATAATGAGGATGAGCGTGAGAAGGCTGCGGCGGAGATGGCCAAGTGGAACTACATCTATGCCGATGCCATGCTTGCTGAACGAGCACGTGAGGAAACCAAAGCTAGTGAAACAAAGAATCAACCCGCACCAGTGGAAGCCGACGAACCACAAATTGACTGGTCACAAGCACCAGAATGGGCTAACTGGTGGGCGATGGACTGTAATGGTAACGGCTTTTTTTACGGAATTAAACCGCATATTGATCTTGTAGACGATTCACAGTGGATTGGCGATTCACAGTGGATTAATGTGAATGAGTCTAATACATATGGGTCGCTTGGACAGGTCAAATACACCGGACCCTGGCGAACCTCTCTACGGCAGAGGCCGAAATGACTGTCACATGTAACTGATTTTTACATATCTTTAACAAACAAGGACACTAACACATGAATAAAACCTTTCTTGTACTTGGTCTCTCGATGGTTTCGGCTTCCGCCTGTGCACAATACATGGAAGCGCGGGTGTACCACGTTCTAGCAGATACAACGACTTACTATTCTGGCTGTTTCATCACCCCAGGTCCTGCGCCTGCCACTACGCTTGCTTTGGATTGTGCAATGGGCCCTGTTGTCCAACCGGTACGTTACGGTATTCCTGATGTGTCGGACGTTGCACAGTTTGATTCGCAGACACACTATACCGCCATCTACGAACGCAAGAATGATGGTACGTATATGAAACGCTACACCAACTGCGATGCGGCTACATGGACGTTCTTTGGGCCATCTACACGTGTTGCAGTGTGCCGTAGTCGATTGACATTATGAGACACATTAATTAACAATCATGTATTGACAGCTAACAAGGAGATGTATAATGTGTGTTGTACAATTCAACGATGAAGATATGACCTATCACGTGATTGATCTTGATACGATGCAATGTATCGACAAGTTCGATGATCCGTTGATTGCTTATGAATTCTCATCACACTACAATCAAGATTGAGGCAGACATGGCACAAATATACGAAATTATCACCGCGCCATGGAACAAACATATCAAGTCGGCTCAACCCAAATCAAATAAGTATCCTTGGGATAAGATGAAGGTTCCACACGCTACCGAAGATGGAAAAATGCTCTACGATTACTTCTTCGTTCCAGTCAAGGCAAGTGAAGAGATAAAAAATGTCCGAACGTCAGCATCCATAGCAGGCAAGAAACTCGGAGCAAAATTCAGCGTAAGGCAAGAAGTGAAAGACGGGGAGCCTGGGGTTATCGTGGTACGAATCAAATAAGGGAGGAAGATTCATGGTCAAATCATGGAAGGGGATACCTCGCTCGATGGAACGGGCAGCCAATGCGTTAGTTAAGTGTGAAGGGTGGACGTTGCGGGATCAGACCGATTTTGTAATTGATTGTAACTTGTACAAAGAAACGATTCGTTGCTTGAAAGTAGCTAAGAAAGAACTGGCCGAAAAGGAATTCAACAAACATCTCCAACGGATTGATACAGTGTTGAACATGGTTGATCGTCGGTCCAGAGTGTAACAAAGTGTTAATCGTTATTGACTTTTCTTTGTAAACGTGATATAATTTGTGCACATTTTAAGCAATCAAAGAATAAACCCCTTATCTAACTTGTTAACTTACAACACATTATCTTCTTTAGTGTGTTGTGTGGTAGGAAGCTAACAGGGGAAGCTTTCTCACAGGGGGAAAACTTTCTAAAATCATGGAGCAATTTCAATGAACAACTTCAAAATTGAATCTAACTTGTCATTGCCGCCTCGCAAAGGCCGTATGGTTTCCTCTCAGTATCCGATCAGTAAATTGAAGGTTGGCGATGCTTTCTTGATTCCCGGTAAAACTTCCAAAGAAGTTAACGCGGTGTATGTCGAGGCAGCTAAGCACGGAGTGAAAGTTACTCTTCGTACGGTAGAGGAAGGTACTTATGTCTTTCGTGTTCGTGCACCAAAAACTCGTCGGAACGAACCAGAAACAGTCGCAGACGAAACCACGAAACATTGACAAGTCATGAAACATGAGATATCATGGCAGTGAAGGTGTGGCCCCGACCTTAAACGGGGCATTATTCTTGAGCGTGAGTGCGCAGGCTGATGCGCAGTTAACCCCCGGCAAATAATCGTCGTTGCGGCTCCCTCGCAGGGGTGACGAAGAACTCAAAACTGAGTCTGTTTTGTCAAGCCGGAGATCAGTACCGGCCACGCTCACTCAATCCACCATAAATCAAAGCAAAAAGCTAGGGCATCACCCCGATCGACTCCGGCAAGAGATAAGTCGGGGTGTTGCTTGGTCAAGGGTTGATCCACCTGAGTCATGGCAGGTAGTCCATGGACACAAGCGCGTTGTGAATTGCTTCTCGAAAAGCAGACGTTAAAATCAGGCAGGGAACCACACTAACCGATGATATACGCGTAAGACGGGGTGGGAGACGAAAGTCGAAATAGTAATCTATGTGGTCGAAACAAGTCTAACTAGTGGACTGCCTGTAGAGCTTTCTAGCTACGAAGTTTTCAGGATGGCGTAACCTGGCTTATTCATGTATACATTTTTAATTATCTATAGTAAACGGTTTACGAATTAATGAAAATTCTTGGTATTATTTTAGGTTTCGCTTTCGCTGTTTCTAGTCACGCTGGTACACTCACGTTGAACTATCAGGGGAACACGAAACAATGCACTTTCAACTATACACAACAAACCGTATCATCGTACTCCGGAGAATTTGGCGAAGGATGCCCAGGATACGTCCCTCCTCTTCCGCCAGCAGGCGATTGCAAAGAGGTGGTACCTCCCCCAGGCTTCACTCGTAACCTTGTTTATACGACGTTCCAGTCCGTCTGGGGGCCATTTCCAGGTAAGTACGGGAATAAAACGTTCAAATTTGGACAATATCAATACGTAACTTTAGAATTGATCGTTCCAGAATCTATGGCTACGGATAAGTATGGTCGTTTTTCGATCATCAGCACAGGAACTAGTAACCCCATGTCGTTGACGATCACAGAGTGTTCCTCAGATTTCCGAACTGTTCAAAAGCAAGGCTGCGCGGTGAGCAATGCGAACGAAACCAACGTGAATTACATCACCAACCATCCTACTAGCCTCAAGTGCAATCTGACGCCAGGTCGTAAATACTATCTAAACATCATCGGAGCACCTTTGGGAACAACACAATCAAAGTGCGGTACGTCGGGGTGTTCGGTAACTATTGGTAACTATCCACCGTCGTGAGGAACATTGCATGAATGGTTTTTTAATTATTATGTTATATCTCCAAGGGATAGTAACAGGCGCAAATGCAACGTATTTGGTTTGTACTAGTAAATATATCAAAAAGTTGCATGATCTAAAAAATGGATGGCAGTCAATGTCTGACGGTTGGAAAAGTCTATCGTTGGAAATTCTTGACGCATATGATCCCAAGCAAGCTAAAATTGCAAGAGAAAAATTAAATGAAATGGAACGTTTGTCCGGAACAACAGAGTGATAAATAGATATTGTCATGATCAGTCTAGCGTTAGTTATTTTTATCGCGTCTGCTGTTTTCTTTTGGAATGGTTTAATGGAAGAAAAAATAGATGGAGTACATTTTAGAAAAATACATAAATGTCTGTCCGTCGGACTTTTTTTACTAAGTTTATGGATTATTCAGAGTAAACTATGAACAGAGAACGCGCTAAAGAGTTGTTACCAATTATCCAAGCGTTTGCGGAAGGGAAGGATATTCAGTGGAAGTATAATTTTGGCGACGTTTGGTCAAATTATGAACACACGATCGATCTTAACATAACTTGCGGATACTACCGTATTAAACCAGAACCTCGCGAGGGTTGGCTTGTTGTACAAAGCGATGATTGGGACCGATATTTTGATAGTAAAGGGGATGCAGAAAGACATATCAACCAAAATAAAATAAAAAACTACCGAATTATTCACATGCGTTCAGTAGAAGACTAACAGCGGAAGAATATCACACTGCAATTGAGAGTTGAGCCGTGAGCGAAAATAAACGACTTTCCAACCAAGAACTTATCGAAGCTTTTATAGCTATTAATGATTCTGTTTACCATAACCACTGCGATAAATTAGCTGACGAAATTGTTAGCCGAGCAACCCATAAAATTTCGGATTATGAGCAGGTTAGCCAAATGCTTCACGGCAGACGCCCGTATAGGCCAAAACTATGAAACCTTCATGGGGTGACGCCCCGGAATGGGCGCAATGGTTGGCGATGGACGTAGATGGTGAATGGAATTGGTTTGAAGCTGAGCCTCAAATTGTAAGATCTCTTTGGTGTGTAGCCGCGGGAAAACAACACACTAAAGCTGAACCAAATTTTGGTAATTGGAAAAACACACTGGAACAACGGCCATGACCACTTGGCAACCGATTGAGACTGCACCGAAAGATGGGACGAGAATTCTATTGTTAGATAAAAATGGTATTAGGGTTGATATGAACGAACCGAAGTTTACACCGGGGCCGTGGAGCTCTCCACATTTCGCACAGCCGGGAATGAATTGTGAGTGCAAGTATGTGCTTTGCGACTCATTGCACGGGACAATCTGCACAGTTTATTGTAGTGGAGAAGGCGACGACTGGAAAAACCATGGCGACAACCCAAAATTTGAACAAGCTTGCGCTAACGCTCGCCTCATCGCCGCAGCACCGGACTTGTTCCATGCGTTGCAAAATATTCTAAGTATATATACAAGCAACGAAGCTCTTTGTCTGCGCATAAAACAAGCTTATGCAGCTATCGCCAAAGCACTAGGTGAAGATAAATTATGAAAACCGTACGAGTTCGTATTGCTATGACTGTTGATCCTGATGGGGGTTGGAGATCAGCAGGCTGGAAGGAATCTGGGTATGGTGATGAGGAACGAGATATGCGCGACTGCGTTGAGGAAAACGCGGACGACATGGCTAAATTCTACTGGATCGAGGCGGATGTGCCTATTCCAGAGGCAGAAAGTGTAATTCAAGGGGAAGTAATAATGATGTGCCCAAACTGCGTCACCCCATGGAAATGTAATGGCCCTCATGATGCAAGGTAACTTAAATGTCCGCTAATTTAGCTTTAACCATAACAGCAAACAACAATAGTCTTATGGCCCTGGAAGCTGCGAGAGAAGCTAAACGCATTGCGTGTACGAATCTTGTTAATAATTACGAACACAACAAGGCAACAATAGAACAACAAAACACATACGTTGACTGCATATCTGTTCTTAACCCACCTATTAACCCATTTCTTAATTACATTGACCCTGTAACATTGAAAATTATCATTGTTGTTGCTCTGATTGGTGTTATTGCGGGTGTGGTCCTCGGGGTTGAAGAGGGGGAGGACTGGCCGGGAAAAGTAATTGGAATGTTTTGTTACGGGGTATTGGGTGGTATGCTGGCAGTGATTACGGCAGGTATTATTGCTTTAGTTTTTTACGCAATTTATTGCGGAATTGTATTTCTATTTACAGGTTAATTCATAACATAAAACAATCCGAAGGATAAAACCATCATGAAAACTGACTTTGTTCGTGAAATGCTCAATACTGTACTTGTGTTCGGTGGGGCGGGTGTGATATCATACGCGCTGCTTTGTATATAAGGTTGTGAAGTATGAAGAAACGCACGATTCTCGCGCATGCTCAAAGCGGCGACTTACACGCGGTCGAGGCTGAGCTGCATGTCCTCATTACCAGATCTAACGATGGCTTCGTGGCCCAAGGATTGGAGATCGATTACGTTGCTACTGGGTCTTCTGAACAGGAGGCATGTGATCGGTTCGCAGAAGGATTCGTAAAGACTGTGCATGCAATGTGCAAGCGTGGACGTGATCTCGGTGCCTTATTCTCAAAGAGTAAGACGCCAGCCGAGGCTTGGACGAGTTATTTCAGCGCCGCAAATCAGCACGTATTACGCTGCTTAAGCGTTCACAATCTAACTGATCTTCTGGAAAATTGTCCGAAAGATGTGCGTCTCCCAAGTACAATGCGTTTCGCTGCTGCTCACTAAACCATGCGCTTGCGTCAAGGTACATGGGACGGTGCCCAGCCCCGCGATCACGTTTTGGCGACGTTAAGATCGAAGGGCATTGAAATTACCAAGTTGGAAGACGATTGAAAGGACCATTGAAATGACACGTGAACGTGCAAAACAATTGTGGCCGCTGATTAAATTATATTCGGAAGGACGAACAGTACAATTTTACGATCGTTCCAAAAAAAGTTTTATAGATTGTAACGAACCAGAGTTCGACGAGGTTGACGAATACCGCGTAAAACCAGAACATTACGAATTCTGGTTACTTTTAGGTCTTCAATTTGCAACTAAAGAAGGTGCGATCCATTTCGCAGATATGAAAGGACTTGAACACAACGAAATAAAACATATGCGCGAAGTAATAGATGAAAACAATTGACCATTACAGCAAATATCAACTAGCTGTGGAATTTATCACGCAACACAGCGATCTAAGTAAAAAAGAATTGTTGAGATATCTGAAATACGTAATTGAGCTTCCTCCACGCACGGCCTCTTTTTATCTCTCCAAAATTCGCAAAGACCTTGGACTAACAGCATCACACGACGCACAGTGAAACGAAACCAACGATGCGCATCCTATTGGAGCTAACAGACGAACCAGATGGTACTACAACTACAGTCTTCCATACAGAGGGAGAAGAAGCTGATTGTTCCGGGGCACTGGCCATTAAACATTTAATTATCGACTTATTAAACTCCATCAATGAAGAAAAAGACGACATAACATATCATTAGGATTGAGAAATAAATGGCACGTCGTAAAGTTCAATGTGGCACGTGTTTAGACAGTGGTAAAGACAATCTACTCTTGTTTGAAGACAGCGACGTAAAAGGGTGGTGCTACAAGTGCAGTGCAGTGCGAACCACTACAGGCGAACAAGAGGACAGGAAGCACCACGTGAAGTATAACGACCTTACCACGTCAGTCATCGCTCAATACCCTATACGTGCGCTGCAACACAAGCCCGTATCGAAAGAAGTTTGCGAGTACTTTGGGGTTCGCGTTGCTGTTTCCGAAACAGACGGCAAGACCATCGAGAAGATATACTACCCGTACCGCGATCAAGACAAGAATATCACGGGCTACAAGGTCCGGGTTGTTCAATCAAAAGAGTTTACAGTTGTTGGCAAAATCAAAGGGTTGTTCGGCCAGCAAGACTGTAAAGAAAACGCCAAGCTGTTGTTGATCGTCGAAGGTGAGGACGACGCACTGGCTGCGCGCGAGTTCTTCCAGCGTAAAGGTAAGGACTGGAACGTCGTATCTATTCCTAACGGTGCTAACACCGAAGGTACTATCGACAACGCCACCCGTAAAGAGCTGGATTGGATCGTCAAGCATCCCTCCGTTATCGTTTGTCTAGACAAAGACGAACCAGGGCAGATCACGGCAAAGGCCCTTGCTGATCTTCTAGTGAGTCAGACCGAAGTACGTCTGATGGACCCGAAAAAGAAAGATATCGGGGAATTGTTAAAACAAGAACTTGAGGATGAATTTTGGCAGGCGTTAAAGAATTGTAAGGTATACCGCCCAGAGGCTGTTGTTGAAGGCAAGGACATTTCTGCTGACGAGCTGCGTAAGCCGAAAATTCCTGGGTACGAGCTACCGTACCCGAAGCTTCAAAAGATGACGTGGGGGCTGCGTAAAGGAGAAATTACTCTGGTCACTGCCGGGGCAGGGTGTGGAAAGAGCAGTTTTGTGCGTGAGTTGACGTATGACGCAGTGAAACGCCATAAACTAAAAGTAGCGAATATCGCACTTGAAACAACCATGGAAGACAATGCACGTTACTTTGTAGCAATGGACAACAATGTCCCTGCTTACAAACTAATGTTTAATCCTGATTGTATTTCAAAAAAAGATTATGAAGACAGTGTAGATCGTGTAATTCGTCCGATGAGTTTCTTTAAACATTGGGGAAGTTTACAAGTTGATAAGCTCATGAACAAATGCTATTACTACGCCAAGACACTTGGTGTGGATTTTATTGTTCTTGATCACGTTTCAATGGTTGTCGCTGGACTGGAAACTAACAATGAACGTAAAGACTTAGATTTGTTGTTTGAATCAATGGCTCGCCTGGTGACTGAGACGGGTGTCGGCGTAGTTTGTGTGATGCACTTGAAACGCGCGCAGGGAAAAAACTTCAACAAAGGTGATGAAGTTGAGTTAGGGGATTTGCGCGGTAGTGCTGGTGCGGAACAAATGAGTTTTAATGTATGGGCACTGGAACGCGATCAACAAGCTGCGAGCGAAGAGCGAGATATTGTTCGACTCAGAATTCTCAAGAATCGTTTGCTCGGTTTCACTGGGTTGGCTGATTTCGCATCGTACAATCATGAAACAGGGAGATTACTACCCCTATCAAAGGATTTAATATGAAATTAGAAGTCGGTAAAACTTATAAATCTAACATTAATAACGAAACCTTCAAAATAGTTTATCGAGAAGATTCTTATTTTTTGGGCGTGCACTACCATGAAACTACACGAACTGGTGAAGCTTATTGGTTTAACGAAAGAGGTGGTGGCGTAAGGTTTCGTGGTTCCTGGCACAGTTACACACTGCTACCGACCAAAGTTAAAAAAGAAGGTTGGATTAATATTTATAGGCCTATGCCAAGGCAAGAAGGGGTTTTAGTTGCAAATGTTGGCGCAGGAGTTTGGTGCACAAAAGAGCTAGCTGAAAGTCGAGGACAGGGCGAGGTTATTAAAATTGAATGGGAAGAGGATGAATGATCGTAACTCTTGACGTAGAGGCCGATAATCTTCTTCCATATGTCACTGAGATTCATTGTGTAGTGTGTAAGGTTGGGGATTCGTTTCACTGTTTCCGGTCTGCTGATGAATTTAAAAAGTCTATCAATAAACTGTTTATTACACGAGATGTAAAAACATTCGTCGGTCACAATATACTAGGGTATGACTTAATCACACTCAATAAGATATGGGAGTGTGATTTCACTATTGGACCTGATACGTTTCTAGGAAAGCCTGTTGAGTTCGTAGATACATTGGTTTTATCTCGTATCTTAAATCCTGATCGCGGTGGGCATTCTCTGGAATGGTGGGGCGAAACATTAGAATTGCCCAAGTTTAACCATAAAGATTTTTCTCAATATTCAGAGGAAATGCGGCAGTATTGCGAACGTGATATTGAGATTACAGATAAAATATATCATTACTTACAACCAGAGGTTACTGCATGACTAAGTTAGTTTGTATTCTAAACAAAGAAAATATTTATGATATAAATGAAGATATTAAAAAAGTCGTTGTAGAATCTATAACAGATTGGCGAGAAGTTAGTGATTCTGGATACAACGCACTACATTTCTATTGTGCTCATTGTGATTTACTTCTTCTTGAGCGCTTGGATTCTACAAAATTTTTATTTGATGATTTTTTGAAGGCCGCTATCGAATTTGAAAATAAAGAAAAATTACAAGCGGAAAAACGGCGTGTGGCTGCTGAAAAACGACGATTGTCTCTTCATAAAAACAAAGAAATACGCGAAAAGAAACGCCTTGAAGAATTAAAAAATAAATATGATTGACTGGACTAATCCGATTAAGCTCATGAAGAAATCCTCTTTCTTGATGAGTGTTCAAGAGATTACCGGAATAGCGTTTGACATAGAAAAAGCAAAACAACTGCGTGAATACATCAAAGAAGAAATGCATAAGATTGCTGAGGAAATTGAACCGCAACTTCCAGCGAGAGAATTGAATAAGACTGAAGCAAAAGACTATACAATGCCAATGAAGCCATTTAAACAAGATGGCACATTTTCATCGCACATGGTCAAGTTTATGGAAAAACACTCGTGCGCAGTCGTAGACGAAACCCATATCGAGTTTGAAGGAATCAAGTACGAAGTTAAATCGCAAGCTGTTTTGAATAAGAAACTTCCTATTTCGCTTAACGATGAATCCACCTCGCTAAAAGAATGGTTTAAGAATCAGGGATGGGAGCCCACGTTTTGGAATACAAAAAAAGACGAAAAAGGTTACAAAATAAAAACCTCACCAAAGATTGCAGATAAAGGTAGACTTTGTCCCAATCTTGAAGCTCTGCAAGGTGATTTGGTAAAACCTATCGTCCGCTACTTGTCTTTGAGCAATCGTCTTGGCGTATTGGCAGGTAAAAGTTCTGACAAAGGCTGGCTGAACCATCCGCGACTTGCACATGATGGACGATTACCATCGGGTAGTTCAGGAATTACTCCGACATTTCGCCAAAAACACACTGTAGTTTGTAATATCCCGAAAAATAAGCCAGATGTTTTACTAGGGAAAGAGTTTCGTAGTTTATACATCGCTTCGCCGGGAATGGTATTGGTGGGGTGGGATGCCGCGGCGCTTGAAGACAGAGTAAAAGCACATTGGACGTATAAACACGATGGTGGTTCCTATGCTAGGAAAATCCTTGATCCAAAATTTGACGTCCATCAAGAAAATGCAGATACATGGAATATGACCCGCCAAGAAGCGAAATCAGGTACTTATGCGCTCGCTTATAATTGCGGAGTAAAAACACTTGCTAATACTTTGAAGTGTACTGTGGATCAAGCCGAACAATATCACAAAGCTTATTGGAAAATTAATAAACCAGTCAAGGACTTGGAAACAGGTCTCAAACTATACTGGGAATCGGAAGGTGCAAAAAAATATATACTTGGTTTGGATAAACGAAAAGTATTTGTACGTAAAGAATCTGCATTAGTAAATACTTTAGTGCAGAGTACAGCAAGTATTCTTATGGACTTTGCGGCGGCTTGGATAGATAAACAATTAGGCGGTATTGTACTTGACAAAAACAATATTCCACGCTACAATTATAAAGGTCATGTTGCTAGACGCGTAGCGTTCATGCACGATGAATATGTTTTTGAATGTGAGCCGGAGATTGCAGAAGAAATTGGAAAACTTGGGGAAGAAAGTATTCGCGCCGCAGGGCGATTCTTTAAGTTAAAGGTGCCTTTGGAATCAACAGCAGCAATTGGAAATAATTGGGCGGAAGTGCACTGATGTACCATAAAGAATTTAAGAACATAAGTTTTCGATTTATGTTTGATTTCAAGCGATGGATGCTTGGTTTTGAGTACGCAGTGTGGAAATCGACTAAGCGCACATGCCGAGATTTTATTATTGGATTTGGACCATTAACTTTTATGATTGAATATATCCCAAATGACTGATTTTGTAGATTTTCCTAAAATGGCTCGTTTGAGTCGAGAGATTGTTATTACTGAAAAGATTGATGGTACAAACGCACAAATCTTTATTGGCGAAGATGGCACGATTAAAACGGGCTCTCGTACTCGTTGGATCACTCCCGACAATGATAACGCTGGATTTGCAAAATGGGTACAGGATAACGAAGAAGAGCTTTTAAAGCTCGGACCTGGGCGGCATTTTGGAGAATGGTGGGGTAAAGGAATCCAACGAAATTATGCGCAAGTAATTAAACGCTTTTCTCTTTTTAATACAACACGATGGACAGATGATCCAAATCTCCCCGTTTGCTGCGGAGTAGTACCAGAACTATATCGCGGAATGTTTTGTACTAATGTAATCAAAGGTTGCATTCACAAGTTAGAAAAAGAAGGTTCCGTAGCTGCGCCAGGTTTTATGGATCCCGAGGGAATTGTTGTGTGGCATACCGCAGCAAATATAGGATTCAAAAAGACTATTAAACACGATGAACTGCCGAAATCGAAAGTAGCATGAAAAACGAAGAATATATGGTGTTGTGTGATCAGGATTATCATCGGCCCTTAACGATGTATCATTCCGAAAATCCAACCTCGGAAGCCGAAGCCGATGATGAAGCAACAAAACTAATGAATAGCGATCCTGATGTTGAATATGCAGAGGTATGGAAGAAAATTTACGTTTACAAGCGACGTGTAAATAAAGAAATTGAAGTTAAGTATGTTTAATTATCTATTGTATTTTGGAAATTAAGATGGCAAGTATTCACGGCAAACTAGCAGCAATTAGTGGTCCTAACAAGAATGGTTTTTACGGTATCAAACTAGACGACAGTGACGTTTGGTATGGCTATGGCAAGTTTCGCCCAAAGGCTGGCAAGGGCGATACGGTTCTATTCGATGCGGAACAAAATGATGGTGGTTTTTGGAATATCAAAACAAAGACATTCCAAGTTAAATCACAATCTGAACAGCCTGCAAGTCAAGAGGCTGGTGTCCAATCTGCACCACGCGGTGCAACCAACACTGATGATCGTCAATATTCTATCATTTATCAAACTTGCCTAAAAGCTGCGGCGGAAGTTACTGCGGCAATGATCGCTGCCGGGCGATATAACAAGAATCTTACTGATGCTGAAGTTGATGATGAAGTTGTTGCCCGAACTAATCGGTTTTATGAAGCTGCGAAGAATCTAGGTAATAAGCCTAAGCCAAAGACCGTAAGCAAGGCAAAGCCCGAACCTGAAGCTGAAGAATTCGAGGACGACTCTTTGCCGTTTTAACAATGGAAATCGAAGAAGAAAAGTTTAATAAGTTTTTGGAATATTGCGTAAACTGTTGGGATCGTGGTGACGGTGTAAATACCGCACCGAGCAATGATCTAAAACAGCTTGCGAAATATTTAAACAACAAACATTGGAATGTACTAGTTAGTTTTGTAGAGGAATTATATAATGACAAAGATCGTACTTAAGTTTACTGAAGGCAACACACCTAAAAAGACCGGTTCTTACGTAGTGCGTTACAAAAGCGCTGGAAAGGGCGTAGAACGCACAGGATTTGCACGTTATAACAAACGTCTTAACTATTGGGAAGACATTTCAGGAAATAGTGGTCAGCTTATCTATGAAACGTATGAGTCAAAGACCAAACGAGTACGTACTCCTAAGATCACGGCTTTTGCGCAAGTAACTTAATTTACAAATACAATTATACCACTAATTTGTTCATGGTGGTATAACAATGTCCTGAGTAAGACTTTAAACTGCTCATTTTTATTTCGCTGAAGCCGATTATTGTATGCTTAATGCTCGTGATTTTCGTATCATATCTAAATTGACTGCTTTATGTGCAGAGAATACTGTCGATCTTCGGTGCCGTCATGTGAGCGCTCTCGCCGATAAGAATCGTATTATTTCTATCGGTATGAATTCTACCCGTACTTGTCCGTGGTTTTACAAGTATTCCCGGCGTCAAGCGAAACAATACCAGCACAGTGAATGGAATTGCCTGAAGAATTTGAAAGGTGATTTCCGTAGAACTACTCTATATGTAGTGCGACTAGATCGACAAGGACAGTGGAATAATAGTAAACCCTGTGAAATTTGCTCTAAGATCATAAAAGATAAGAATATTTCACGAGTAGTGCATTCAATAGAAAATGGTGTAGTGGAATGTGCATTCTAAGCGGCCCTGGGAACTAGGACGTACCCATAAGTGTCTAACCCTTTTACCCTTAACGGGTAACTTCAACTATCAAATATAATTATAATACAGAGAATGGAAAATACAAAAACACCTTGGTCAACAATTGGTTATCTCACCTATAAACGCTGCGTAGAAAAATCTACGCCTGTGCTAACGGCAAATTTGGAATGGATACCAGCCGAAGAATTGAAAGAAGGAGATGAAATTTTAGGATTTAATGCGGAACTAAAAAATAATGGAAGATATATTCAGATTGCTAAAATCACACATAACGCTATAGAAAAAGCTGAATGCGTGGGTATTGAATTAGAAGACGGTACAATACTTTATTCAACACCGGATCACGAGTGGTTAGTGAGCACAGATGCGCAAAATTGTTTATTTTGGCGAGAAGCGAAAGATTTAGAGGAAACTAGAAAACACACTAACATTTATATGCCGAGGGTGTTTGGTAAACCTTGGACAGAAAAACATCATTACGAATTTGGATACTTAGGGGCCGCATTTGACGGCGAAGGTTGTTTAGACAGAACCAATAGTGTCCAATTTATACAAGTTCAAAATAGAATGTTAGGCAGAGTAGAAAAATACCTGTCTAATCTCGGATTTGAGTATACAATAAATAAGAAAACTCTAGTTGAAGGGAGACAACAATGCTATTCACTACGAATAAGTGGATTTAAAAATATTTTAAGATTACTTGGCGAAAGCGGCTCGGTGAGATTAATAGATAAGTTGAAAAAGAATTTAGAAAAAAAACCACAACGATTACGATGTGCTCCGGAAGACTATATTAAAATTGTTCGAGTATTTGATGCCGGGGAAAAAGAAATTGCAGTATTAAGTTCATCATGCCAAACACATTTCACAGCGGGATTTCCTAGTCACAATACTTATGCACGACGACTTGAAGAGAATAGATTGGACGGTAAAACTGAAGAATGGCCAGATACCATTGAACGAGTTATCCGAGCAGCAGATGAGCAACTTAATGTCGGTTTTACATCCGAAGAAGTTGGAAGACTTCGGGCGCACCTTTTATCTCTCAGGGGTACGGTCGCTGGACGATTTTTATGGCAGCTTGGAACAACTACAGTCGATCGACTCGGACTAGCTTCGTTGCAGAACTGCGCAGCTTGCGTGATAGATGAACCTATTCGTCCATTTACGTGGACAATGGACATGCTCATGCTTGGCTGCGGCGTTGGTTTTAATATCCAGAGGGAATATGTCTACAAATTGCCGAAAGTACACGCAAATTTTTCCAGACCAGTTAGACTTGACAACGCAAGTGCTGATTTTATTGTACCTGATACACGGGAAGGTTGGGTTAAATTGCTTGAATATACCCTCCGATGTGCATTCCCGCAAGCTGGCGATAAACATATCTTTTCATACTCAACGCAGCTTGTTCGTGGATCAGGAGCGGTTATTAAGGGCTTTGGAGGAACAGCTTCCGGTCCTGAAATCCTCTGTGACGGAATTGGAAACATTGCAGGAATACTTGAAGAGCGGAAAGGGAAACAGCTTCGACCTGTAGATTGTCTAGATATTATGAATATCATCGGCTCCATTGTCGTGGCTGGTAATGTTCGTCGAAGTGCTCAAATTGCAATAGGTGATGCCGATGATTTTCAATATCTCCGAAGTAAGCGATGGGATTTGGGTGGAATTCCTAATTGGAGAAGCAATAGCAACAACTCAGTTGTTTGTAACGATATATCCCTGCTCCCGGACGAAATCTGGAAAGGCTATATGGGAAATGGTGAGCCATTTGGACTCATTAACCTTAAGCTCTCCCGCGCAATTGGACGTACTGGCGAAACTGCGTACAAAGATAAAGATGTTATTGGCTTCAATCCGTTAAAGCTAGCGGCCTAAAGAAGTAATTCTTTTTGAATAACCCGAATATCGGGGGAAGTCCAGGCCGGATAATCCCGACGCATAACCACTTGAGACTTTAGTGGAAGGCGCGAGAGACTGACAAGGGCAACTATAGCCGAGGCGTGGTATGCACACGTCTGAAAACTAACAGCAACACCACAAAGCAGTTAGCGGATTTAAAGTAGTTGATGATACAGTCCGATCTCCATAGGAATATGGAGAGCTAGCAGAAATGACTAGCCGCTGGCACAGCCAGTTAATAAGTAACAGAATGGTGCAGAACAGTCACTCGCTAACTACGAAACTTGCTGCCTTGCTGAAATCTTTCTTCCCAATGTCCAGACTAAAGACGAACTCCTGGATGTCGCCACGCTCCTTTACCGTATATGTAAACACAGTCTAGCTTTAGAATGCCACAATAAAGAAACTGAAGAAATTGTGCATAACCACATGCGTATGGGCATTGGCATAACAGGGTACCTACAAGCCACGGAAGAACAGAGAAGCTGGTTAAAAGAGACCTATGAAAAACTTCGACAATACGACGAAAAATATTCAGCTGCTAGAGGTTGGCCTGTCAGCGTAAAGCTTACTACGGTAAAACCAAGCGGAACGTTGAGTTTGTTGCCGGGAGTTACGGCGGGTGCACACCCGGCCTATGCACAATATATGGTCAGACGGATTCGTGTTGCGTCAAACAGCCCGCTGGTGGAAATTGTTCGAGATCATGGTTATCACGTTGAATTCGTGAGGAATTTCGATGGTACAGAAGATAAATCAACTTGTGTGTGCTCGTTTCCTTTTTCCTACCCAGTAGGCACCAAGCTTGCAACAGAAATGACGGCCATTGATCAGCTTGAGGTTGTCAAACGATTACAAGCCGAATGGTCAGACAATGCAGTAAGTTGTACGATTTACTATCGTAAAGAAGAATTACCCGATATTAAAGAGTATTTGTTAAAACATTATAACAAGAATTTCAAAAGTTTGTCTTTTCTTCTGCATAACGATCACGGATTTGAACAAGCTCCATTTGAAGAGATCACAAAAGAAGAATACGACAGACTGATGAAAAAATGCAAGTTGATTACTAATGTTTCTCAGGCAGATGATGTGTATGATGATTCTAGTGAATGCGCGGGCGGAGTGTGCCCTATCCGATGATTAAATCACTATCGCTAGTGGGAGCTGGCTTTGCGCTGGCTCTTGGTTTCGCAAGCTGTACAATGCTCGGCTATCAACAAGGACAAAGAAGTGTGCTCGGAGCGTGTTACGCGTATAGCAAGTTTCACTATGATGGTACTGAGTTTATTAATTGTTTTCCTGGCAGAGAAATAGAAATCGTTGAAGGTTCTAAGAAAGGAAAGAAACGATGACAAATAAAATGTGGGTTGATGTTCCTAGTGGTTGGCGGTATGGCTTTCCTAAGTTATTTGACCCTGGTTCTGATGGTGATCTTAGTGAGTGGATTAGAAACCAAGGCTACCCTCCTAATGAAGGGCTAGACTGGGCACGTACATGGCCTGCTGATAATGAAAAAAGATCGTAGTCCGCGTACTATGAAGCCAACTAAAAAATGGCTTTTAATGGCTGAACTATATCGAAAATTTGCTGGAAATGATCCAGCCTTAGACTGGTCGGACAAAGCAAAAGACGATATGTTTATCCACGAGTCTTGTGGGAATTCTCTTCCTGAAACAAGACAGGTAAATGGGTACTTCATGGGGAAATGGCAAATGGATGCCATTATAAAGATGTGGAAAGAAGATATTTCTCTCGGCATATTACTTCCGATTGAATTGCAACGTGAGTATCCCTGTTGGTTTCTTGAACGAATCGGAATAAATCAAATTGTGCCAAATACACGTTGGTATTATGAGAAATACACGTAGTACGTCTGCACCAACCAAGGGCGAACAAGAACGATTTAATGCCATTAAAGAGATTGGTTGTGTTGTTGGCTGGATATTAGGTCACGGAACTATCCCTTGCGAGATACATCATTTAACAATAGGCGGGAAACATGGACAGAAACGCAGAGGCCACGACTTCACTGTGGGCTTGTCGCAATGGTCTCATCGTGGTATAATCCCACCGGATTGTCAGAATAAAGATGAAGCAGAAGTGAAATATGGCCCTTCTTATGCGCTGACACCCAGGAAATTCAGAGAACAGTTTCCGGATGAGATGTTAATGGAAGTACAAGAAAAACTTTTAAGTTTATATAAAGAGGAAGCAAATGGACACTCACTATATTGATTGTTTGTGCGGTAGTTTCAAAGACGTATTACAAGTGACTTTTGATATCGATCAAGAAAACAAACAGTGCAGTCATTGGTATCTGTGCTATGCCCTGTATCCATCTCAACTTAGTTTTTGGCAACGAATTAAGTTTTTATTGACTGGAAAAATTCCTATCTGGTTTAACGGTGACCACATGTTAGGACTAGATGCTGCGAAACAATTAAGAATGTTGTTGGATGATTTCATTGATAAAACGGTCGAATACTAATGTGGCACTATAGATTTGTGACTTACGAAGATGAAAATTCATCAAACATATTATTAGGGGTTGTCCGAGCCATTCAAGCAAGCGATGAAGGTGAAAAACTACGTTTTGTACGTAGCGATCCAATAAATCCTTTTGATCTTGAATTCAATCTCTTGCTAGGCAAGCCCGAAGTCGGCGAATATGCTTCAATGTGCTGTGAAAATGAATTAAGATATTTGAAGAAATCTTTCAAAAAACACGGCGTTGTGCCGTTAAGTGAACTTGATCGCGAACTTAATATAGCGACTGATGGGAAAGGTTATTATCAATGCGCGTAGACTTAATGTGTCATTCCGGCAGCGATCTATTAGTTACTAATTGTGCGCGCGTGTCATTCGCAAAGGAAAGTACGTGGGATGAAACTCTTGTAGAGGAACCCGAAGAAGACAGTCGGGTGCTTTCTTACAAAACCCTGAAACAGTTAAAAGAAAAAGATGCAAAACTAATTAACTATCTTGCTACGCATAAGCACTGGCTTCCGTTTAGGCACCCGCAGATTACGTTACGCTGTAAAGCTCCAATGTTTGTGGCCAGGCAATTGGGGAAGCACCAGACGGGTTTTAGCTGGTCGGAAGAATCGAAACGCTATATTGATTCCACGCCAGAATTCTATTGGCCCAGTAAGTGGCGTAAACGAGCAGACAATGCCAAACAAGGCAGTAGTGACCAAGAAATTACTGATATGCAGTATCCAGCAAGTGCGTTGGTTAAAAATGAGTCAGAAAGAAGCTTGTTCTCTCTTAAACATATGCAAGACACTTGGAGCTTGTATCTTTCGCACCAATACACATGCCTTCTTGAGAGTGGTGTTTCACCAGAACAAGCTCGTATGATCTTGCCACAGAATATGTACGTCAATTGGGTGTGGACAGGGTCATTGCTCGGATATGCTCAGATGGTCAAAGCACGTACACATGAAACAGCACAGCGAGAGACGCAAGAGTTTGCTAATAAGGTAGCTGATGTTATCGCTCCGCTGTACCCGGTCTCGTGGAAAGCGCTAATAGGGAACTTATGACAAACGAAGAGTATCAAAAACGGACTGGTGATTTTGCTATTTACCCTTCAAATAAGATTTACGAGTATCTTGTCAGTGGATTGGCAGCCGAGGCCGGAGAAGTTGCAGGTGTATATGCGAAGGCAATTCGCGATAAGCATTGGTTAACAGAAACTGCAGAGAAAATGAATGTTGAACTTGGGGATTGTTTGTGGTTTATAGCGCAGCTGGCAACTGTCAACGGAATTAGTCTAACCGAGCTTATGGCACAAAACATCAAAAAGCTAGAAGATCGCAAAGCGCGCGGAGTTATTTGCGGAGCAGGGGATAACCGCTAACTATGTGGTTTAGTCGAATAACTTTTAATGGAACAAAAGAAGAAGCTCTGTATTTCATGTCAAAATGCAATGGATTTGTGACTCCGGATTTGTATTACGATGGTGGTAACTACATTTCGGAAAGTGAAGTGGGGAGGAATCTAAACGAAATGGTCGTCATCTACTGTGCAGATAAATGAAAAATGTTCTTTACATCAAGTGTAAAATCTGTGGCAGTACGTACGATCTGTTACGTACCTACGGTAAACATTGGTGGGGAATGAATCGTAAAGAAGAACAACAGGATTTTTCTGATTGGGCATTTATTCACTCACATTTCCCGGAAAACGCACCAAATGAATTGTCTTTTGATAACGGTGCGAAGTGTTTTGAGTTTTATTACCAACGTTCTCCGTCATCTTACCCTGAGAATATAGAAAAACATATCAATAACTACACTGCTTATCTGAAGATTAAGGATAAATTATGAATGAGTGCGATTTAGAAGAAGTAAAACATATGGCCTTCCAGAAGTTCTTGGAACTTGCCAAGGAACCTAATAAGTGGACAAAAAATTCGAAAGTGTTTTGGTGGCATAATCTCTACACACTCGGAGATTTCACAATTTCAATAAATAAGAACGTTTCTGTATGCGTTCGTTTAGGCGGAGAAGAGTTGCTACGTTATAATTTATTATCAGACCAGAATGTATCATCTGTTGCCCCATATCATAAAGCCATAGATGACATAGTGGAGTTTTTTGAACAACAAGAAAAACGCGAAAAATGTGAGAGGTTACAGCTTGCGTTGAAAGAATCTTGCAATAGTATTCAAAAATCTCTTGAAAATTTAGATAAACCAAAGTCTCGCTGGAAGTTTTGGAAGTGAACAATCTTCCAATTATTAAAGTTAAAGACATTTTACCTGACGATGACGACATTGCAGTAAATTGCTGGCTTGATTTCGGAACATTTAAGATGTTTTATTCACCAGCGGAGCCAGAATCTTGGGTAGAAATACTTAAAAATTTACCATATGAAGGTCCAATCAATGGAGGAGGTGTTGTATTTGGTCGGACCGAAGATGTAAGAATCATTAAATGAATAATATTCTCGTCGACTCCGACGCACTAGTATATTCGGCAGGCTGGGCCGGCAGTAAGCGTTATTATTTGATGCGCGGAATGGAGTATCAGACCAAAGCCGAGGCGTTGTTGCACGGTCCAGAGGACGAACTACTCAAAGTCATAGAACCAGAACCTCTATCACATGTAATTCACAACCTGCGTGTACAATGTCAACATATTATCGATGCACTGAGCCCGATTGGTTATTGCAAGTTTTATTTGACTGGTAAAGATAACTTCCGAGACAAGATCGCCACGATCAAGCCTTATAAGGGTAACCGTCCTAAAGACTCAAAACCAGTGTTCTACGAGGAATTACGTCAATACCTGGTTGATGAGTGGCAAGCGGAAGTTATTGACGGTATGGAAGCGGACGATAAGATTGCCATGGAGTTCACGAAAGACAAGAAAACTCAAATCGTCTGTGGAGTAGATAAAGATTTTTTGCAAATTGAAGACCTGCGCTTTTACAACATTCAGAAAAGAGAGCTCTTCTGTGTTGACGCGTTAAAAGCTAAAAAGAACTTCTGGAAACAAATGCTGACTGGCGATGTAGTCGATAACATCTCTGGCGTGGAGGGAATTGGTCCAAAAAAAGCAGAAAAAATCATTGATCCACTAAAAGAAGAAATATCTATGTACAACGGAGGATTATCGGAGTATAATAAAACTTACGGGAAAAAGGGATTTGAATACTTAATAGAGAACGGAAAATAGCTCTACCTGCTGCGTCATGAAAACGATTTGTTTACACCACCTATCTGTAGAGTAATGAAGTGAACAATGTATTTGAAAAATTGTTAGTAGTCATTCTGTCTTGTGTTATTGGTGGGGCTGTTGGCTTTACATTGTATGCAGTATACAAGGCTTGCACTAAACCTAACTACGATGTTCAATCCGATGTTGTTTTTCTTTGCACGCTGTCAACCACAACAACGTTGCTTTTCCCGGTAAAGAAAGTATGGGGTGATGGAAATCCTAATTATTATTTCATCGATAAGTCTGGTTTTCAACACCGTTACACACGCAGTCAATTTGAAAGCTGCATAACCCTTAGTCCAAATGATTTTAAGGGGAGAGATATTTAATGAATAACTTACGTCAAGTTATTAAACACTCACAGGAGCTCGATCCAATGAATTTCATCGACACAGAACAGTATGATGATCTAATAGAATTCTCAGAACGTATGCGGTTAGGTGATATTTTCATGGAATTTCAAAAGATTGAGTCCGATGAAACGTTTTCTGATTGATTTTGATTGTGAGTGGGTAGATTTATTTAAAGTAACTGAATCTTTTAATTTTCTAGACTTTACTTTTATTTTCTTTCGTATTGAAAATGATCGTGCATTCGGAATGTTTAAGGTTGACATTGGCTTGTTAGGATTTATTTTGCATGCATCGTGGATTTATAATCCAAACACAAAAATGAGAAAATATGTCGTAAAGTCTTTGGAAGATTTTTTGAATGAAGAAAACCTTATTGGCAAAAAAGAAAACACAAACAGCACGAGAAACGAAGAAAAAGAAAACTGAGGCTACGCCGTGGATTCTTCCTGACATTGACCTTCAAGAGTATGAAGGATTCGTTTATCGCATAACGCATAAGCAAACAGGTCAGTATTATTACGGTAAGAAATTCTTCTGGTCGAGGCACAAAGTTAAAGTACCTGGGAAGACACGACGTAAGCACGTCACGAAAGAAAGTGATTGGCGACATTATCGTTCTAGTTCAACAGATGTTCAAGTGTTAATAAAAAAAGATGGATTAAACAGTTTTGATTTTAAAATCATTCATTTATGTAAGACGCGAACAGAATGTAACTATTTTGAATTGAAAGAACAAATAACGAATGATGTGCTGAACGATCCATTGTCACTTAACTTAAATATACTACAAAGGTTTTATAAAAAGAAATGCTAGAAAATGTAGATAGCACTCGGACGTGTGAAATTGCAAAAGCCATTATGCTAAAGAATTACGAGTTAAATCCAGGAAAGACGGCGAAGGATGCTAAGAGCTGGTCACAACTCTACGACAATGAAAAACTTACAATGCTTGAAACCGCCAGTATTGTCGAGGTGTGCATGAATAATTTTGCACTGGCTGCAGCGCATGATGATCTTGTTGAAACTGTAACAGGAGCGATGGTAGAGGGGTATTTTCCTGCGAGTGACTACGAGTCTGCACCAACCGATTTAAAGATACATTGGCGTGAATTAGCGAAGGTTGGAATCGAAGCGTATCGTAAACATTTAGATAAACCGAGCTTTGATACTGGTAAGAAATACGAGGTCGCTACCTAATGCAGGATAAAACAAATATCTATGAAATGTTGGCTGACACGTTGAAGCCAGAGTATCGTCCTATTATCTACGAAGATTCTGGCGCAGTTCTACCAATGCAAATGGATTTGTTTAAACAGGATAATCTTAAAGATCGGCCTGTTATCACGGCGGAAGACAGTGACCATGAAGATTTGATGGATATACTTAACTCATGGAATGAAGAAAGCCACGTGGTAAAGCCAGATATGACGCTGTTACCCCCGAGTGCTTTGCTTGAAGTGGGGCAATTGTTGACCAAAGGATTGAAGAAACATCCGAATGAGCCTTGGCGAAACATGCCTATTCGTGAACACCTAGCAGCAGCGATGCGGCACCTTCTGGCTTATCTAAAAGGCGAGTGGAACGACGAAGAAGATTGTTCGCATCTCATCAATGCAGCAGCGCGATTACTGTTTGCCATAGAATTAGGACAAACACGCAGTGAAAGTTAAAATCATATTATATAAACCCGACGGTATTGCGGGATTACAAACAGAAGAAGTTACTGAAGAATGGGAAACTTATGATGTTGTGGATGGATGTTTAAATCTTTATCGTGAAACTATATTCAATCCTTACAAAATATATTCAGGATTAGCTTGGAAAAGTATTGAGGTTGTAGAGTGAAACTTCGTAAAGGTAAAGAAAAAGTGCTTGTGATCTCAGACATACAAGCACCATTTCATCATCCGGATACACTTCGTTTCCTAGAAGCGTTAAAGAAAGAACTCAGACCTACCAAGATTGTCAACGCGGGTGATAGTGTTGATGGTTACACCTTCGCCAAGTTTGCTCGTGATCCTAACACCATGAACCCGAGCGACGAGCTTAAGAAAGCTAAGAAAGTATTAAATGATCTGTTTAAATTGTTCCCGAAGGCGGTAGAAGTTAGTTCAAACCACAATTCCAGACTCGTCAAGCGAGCGATGGAGGCGGGGATACCTTCCGAATTTGTCAGGAGTTACAAAGAGCTATTGGCATCACCTTGGGACTACACAGATCGCGTTACAGTTGATAACGTTCTGTACGAGCATGGCGAAGCCTATGGTGGAGCCACGCCATTCCGAATCGGCGTGGTCAGTGCGATGCAGTCCATCGTGATCGGCCATCATCACCAGGCAGCGGGTATTTCGTACGTAGCCAATGATAAAGAAATGCTTTTCGGGATGTGCGTTGGTTGCCTGATTGATATTAATTCTTACGCATTTGCGTATTCAAAGAATTACAAGTTTAAGCCTACTTTGGCAACAGGTGTAGTGCTTTATGGCGTACCCAAGCTAGTACCGATGTTGACGGGTCCGAATGGCCGGTGGAGTGGGGAGATTATTTTATGAACCTACGTCCACAGCTGATTAAAGTCTACGAAGAACTGCAAGCTCTTGTTTCGCAAGCTGTTACCGATCCATCTGGGTTGGCAGGAGAAGTGGTCCCAAACATTACTAAATACATCATCTCTGATTTACGCATGATAGCTGGACAGTTAGGTTATCATGATTTACGAGACATTATCAAATAGGACCTAATATGTCGCGAATTGAAAAGAACAATGACTTTGAAGACATGGATAAAGAGTTAGAATAATCGTGATCTATATCTTTTCAGCAGGGCGTTCAGGCAGTGGCTGGTTAAGCGCAGTTCTGTATTCACTAGGTCATCACGTTGTCCATGAGATACACACGGTCGGGCAACACCTAAATGCTAAAGAGCCCGTGTGGAGCGATACAACGCTTTCTGAGCGTATTTCGGACGTAGTGGCTGAGGTAGGGGAGGGTGACAAGATAATCTATCTGGTGCGCTCTCAGGAGGAAATAGAGGCATCTGTACGGAAACTGCTCCCTGACGTAGACACAGCAGGGCCGATTGGTCTTTTTCTGAACGCTATGTTCCAGTCTCAGAATATGGGATGCGTACGTGATCCACTATACATCAATTACAACGAACTGTTCAAGTTAGATACTGCCATAGAACTAGCGAACTTTTTAAATGGTAATGAGTCTGAATATGTACAACACTGGCAGTTTTTCAGAGACTTCCGGATAACTAATCAACGCTGTGAAAATGACGTGAAAGAGGCTTATAAGGAACATGTGGGACGGACAGAGTAATAAACGAAGCAAGAATGATATCCAGTTTACACGAACTGAGGTGCAAATTCTTGATTCATTTCACGAACTTATTGAGGGATTGATGGATGAACTAGCAGGAGATTACCGACTGGACGAGGGAATAGAGCGTGCATTCATGGCAGCACGTCAGATTATTCGGGATAAGCTCAGGGGCACGAAGTGAATAAAGACAACGTTATTCCGTTCAAAAATAAGAGAGCAGAAGAAAATGATGTTCAGAAGTTTTTAGAACTTTACGCCGCTTCGATGAAAGATGCGGCAATGAAAGATCGTCCAACAACAATTATTATGTTGGAATGTTTTAGAGAGGGGGACGATCTGGTTTCACGTGCACAGGCACATGGTGGAGAGTTGTCAGACCTAGAGATTGTGGGGATTTTGCAACATCATAAATTCAAGCTAGAGCTTTGTATGGTTGCACAAGAAAATGAATAAAATTGAATATATCAATCGAGCAATGGAACTGGCACACGACGGACAGGAGCTGGCAATGCTTCTGGAACCCAATGTGCCAAAGAAACATGAACGTACGCTGGCTGATCTAATAGACGATCTTGATTGCCTTATCGTCGTGTTAAGCGACTTGAAAGGTGCAGAAAAAGAAGAGAATTATTTTTCACGTAATTATGAAAACGACGATGAACCGGAAGAAGAAAATACCGAAGAGCAATGAATTTCAAGTCCCTAAAATCGTTTGGTGTCGGTGGCTTGATGCACAGCATCCGATGTGTACATGGCAAGAGGAGCACTTTCCAGGGCCACTAGGCTGCGAATCGTGCGGATTCTTGGTGTACGAGGACGATGACCGAGTAGTGATCTCAGCAGCAGTGGCCTACCAGGACGGAACTAAACCAACATTTACTGCTGAAATTGTCATTCCAAAAGCGTGCATTCAAGAGATTAGGGAAATTACTCGCACATGAGCTATACTGATTGTTACGAACAAATTAAGACACTCACCAACCTATCTACTCTTGATCTGGGGCTACTGTTACGACCAGTGCACCAGGAAGATATCATGCGAGAGCTGCTAAATATCGGGTTGATGCTGGCAGAGATATCTGCAGTAGAAGGGGAGCCAGAGATTGCCAAGAGCTGGCTAACCACAACGAATCCAGTGTTAGGACTGGACCCGTACACGTACATCCTGCGCGCAGATCATATCATGGAAGGGCTGGAAAAGGTATCTACGCTAGTAGAAGATTACTTGAAGGTCATGAAGCCAGATACCAAGCAGCTTGCGATTAAAGCACGACGATATAAGATTTGCAAGGAAAATGTGCAACGATTAAACAATCTTACTAAGGTGGCAGCGTGACTCGGTTTATATAACCCACAGAAATACTCACTTATAGTGAGTGGTTTTTGACATAGGTAAACCATAGAAAAAACAAAGGGCTCATTAAGAGCCCTTTTCTTTTGATTCGTATTGTTCTATACACTCTGTCAGTATCTTATGTTTGAACTGGCACAGGTTGTATTGTGTTCCCCATCTACCTAGTACGACTATGGTTTCATCCCCTTCCTGGGGATCGTACAGCATGTCACACGGTTCTAGCGCGGAAGGTGGGCAGTTAAGGAGTAGAGATTTGTCGGGATCGATCAACAATGGCCTTAAGCTCGTGCAGGCTGTCAGTGGTAAGAGGACAACTGCGGCTAATGTTTTCTTCCAAGTGTTGAACATGTTTATTTCCTTCTTCTTTAATCTCTTGTATTCGCTTCGCCGTATCCGATGCACGTTTTACAGCGTGTGTTGTCTGTTTTCGTTCATCAATTTGTTGTTTTTTCAATGCATTTACTGACACTTGGTTAACTATACTCGAACATTCAAGTTTTCCTTGATACTTGCCATATATATAAATACCAAACATTGCTGACAGAATCAACGCATATTTAGCAATAGTTATTTGTAAAGAGGTTAGTATCATCGTTGAAACCAGCTTAAACCCACTAACTTAATGAATGACCAAACACAAGCAGCAGCAAGCATCAAGCCACCGAATACACCACGATAGCGACTCATCTCTAAGAGAAGCTCATCGAGCTTTCCATCGATTTGATCAACTGTCTCTGTTTGATTGTTGACATTGATGCGCATCATTAGTAAATCCTTTTCTAAGCTGTCCAATCGAGTTTCTATCTCCGATAGTTTATCCATACCCATTACTTAACAGCCCTTCTGAAAACACCATCTCCATTTGAGCCTCCCGCTACATTTCCAAAGAAAGATAGATTAGCCATAGTTCCACCAACATCATTGGTTGATTGCCAGCCAAACCCGTGTCCGCCACCTTGCGATGCCGTGGAAGGGAACACACCATCTTGAATCGCTGCGTGTACACCACCCTTGGCAAATCGCGGGACGGCTGGACGATTCTGTGGTTTTTCTACAGGCGGGCCTACTTCGGAAGGGTCTTTGTAGAGATATTGATATTGACTTAATTCTGATGGTGGGCCCATCTGATTTTTATTGTCAAAATGTCTGTTGATCATTTTGTTTCCCAACGGTGCAAATGCACTGGCTGCGGGCCCCGCAAGTTTAGCGAGATAAGCTAGAGTCAACCGAGCTTGTGCTGCGCGATTACCGTGGGCAGCTTGCGTGTAATCACCTTGTGCCCATCCCTGCCCGAAGCTAGATTGATGCGGATCGAACGCATTACCGGGAATAAAGGCATCGAGCACATTACCTGCTGCTCGCCGCCAGAACCCCATACCTTGACCTTGTGGCATGTTAGCCTCGGAAACCGAAATTACGTAGTGCCAGAGCTAAACCAGGAGGCATTCCCGGAGCCTCACCGCCTCCCACTGGCATACCCTGAGATACTTGAGGATTGGCTTGGGCATTGTCAGGCAGGATTGGTTTATGAAACATTCCGCCCGGCATTCCTTGCTGACGATTCGCTCCGCCGTTGCGGCTCTGCAAAGTCTGCATAACTTGCGCTAACATATCTTGATACGAACCGTTCTGACGCTGTCCGTTAGGGACGCCCATGCTTGTTTGAGGCATATTGCCACCTGCCATATTGCCAGCGTTAGGTTTCTGGAACTGCGGTACAGCCGGGCCGTTCGCACCATTACTGGGTAGATTGCCACCCCAAGTTCCGGTATTACCGTTCTGAGCAGGTGCAAAGGAGCCACTATTGGACTGGGACTGGTAAGGAATACTCTGCATCTGGTTCGCTCCGCCGTTCTGATACGCCTGTTGTGTATCTTGATAATTCGGCATGGTTGGATAATACCCTTCATTACCGCTGAAAGGTGCGCCATAAAAAGGACCATAGTTGTTAGGCAGGTTATAGGTGTAACCACCGCTGTCTTGCCATCCGCCACTATTGTCCATCATAGGAGGATGATAACGACCGAGGCCTTGATTCTGGTAACCGCGGTTTACAGAGTTAGGAGATTGATTATAAATTTGCATTGGGTTTCCACTTTGTGTTTGATTTTGGTCAGATGACCGTTGGTGTTGATCTCTTACATCACTTTGTCCGTAGCCTGTTTGACCACGGAGTTTGTCCAGATAAGCGCGCATTAGTCTAATAAGTCCTGGTAATTTCTACGGAAACGGCTTAACAATTTTTTACGGTTATTGAATTCAGCCTTGATTTCATCCGCCCGTGTCGGATCGTTTTTAATCGCTTTCTGTTTAGCGGTTTCTAAAACTTCGTCACTAATGCCTTGTGGAATAAATTTTCCTGACATAAGACTGGTCCTGTAATCCTTGTCGATCTTTGTTTCTTTCAATAGCGAAGTAAGTTCCGTCGCATTGATTCCAAACGTGTTTTTACCTGCTTTCACACTACGTTGTGCTTCGTCAAACAATGATTTTTCTTTGTTCAAATAGTCAACATAAAGTGATTTCAGATCGTTTTCGCTAATCGAATCGGGCTGAGACAGTCGTGTTTTAAATGATGCGGCGGCGTTAGTGATCTCATTTTTAAAATCATAAATACGACTTTTTAGAGAACGTTCACCGTCTAACTCGTATAAAGGAATGCCTAGTTGTTTGGCTGTACTGAGCTTGGAATTGCCCGTACGTGCTTGGATTTTATTTACCATTTCCTGAGTTTTGATAAAGCCTGGTGTAAAAGCCTTCACAATCGGGGAAGTACGTTGACCTTGTGGCAACGGACGGCCGAAGGAGTCTGTGTTTGTTGCAGATTGATAAAAAGCTTGCGGAGCAGGACCAGGTTTTAAAAAGTTATCCCAGATGAAATCCCCCACTTCCACAGGAATTCCCTTCATACCGTCTTTCTTTATTTCGGTCTCAATACGCCGATACAACTCATTGAATGGATTGGCAG